TCAACGAGGCTGGTAATTACACTAAGCCGGGGATGCGTAAGCGTTTGTTTGAACAGATTAAGGCTGGAGGTAAGGGCGGCGCTCCTGGGCAATGGTCAGCCAGGAAGGCCCAGATGCTGGCCCAGAAATATAAAAAAGCCGGTGGCGGCTACAAGGATTAATCATGGCAAATATCATTGGTTACGATGAGTCTGGTAGCCCGATTTATGGTGCAGAATTTGATGAATTTGGTAACTCCCTTGCTCCCAACGTAACGCCAAAAGATACCGGCAAAAGGTTTGACGATGCCATTAAGGATCTTTATTGGGATGTGCTTGGCAGAGAACCCGACGAAGCCGGGCTAGAGTTTTACCGCAAGCAGTTTGGCAGACAGATCAGCCCTGAAGAAGAGCAACAGTTTTACCGCACCGCAGAATCAGAATTACAGGGTCGTGGCGAAGGCGCTGGCGATCCTCTTTACAACTTGTATACCCAGAACCTCGGAAGAGCGCCAAGCCTGGAAGAGTACCGCAAGGCCCGAACCCAATTTGGCGGAGATGTGACAGGCGAAGAAGAGCAAAAATTCTTTGAGCAAGAGGTTGTCCCTGGTTTACGTCAAAGCCAAGATCCAATCTTTAAGCTTTACCAGGAAGAGTTAGGGCGTACCCCAGACATTTCCGGTTACCGTTATTACCAAGAGCAGTTTGGACAGCCCACCTACATCACCGACCAGATGCGGCAACAGTTCCGTGCTGGTGGTGGCGAAGAGGTGACAGCCCGTATTCCAGAGGCTTTCCGAACCCTGATGGGCAGAGATCCAACTCAACAAGAAATCACAGAGCTTTCTCGGAATGTTGGAACCTTAAATCCAAATCAAATGGGCGAGTATCTTGCGACGAAGAATCGTGCATTTACTTCCCGCTATGGAACATCACCAACCGCCGGGTACGTTGCACAGAACCTTCCGTCCAACCTAACCCCGTTTACACGCACACAAGGCTATGTGCCATTGACCAGGCCCAATGTGTCAGCGTCGATGAATCTGGCTGGGCAACAGTATTACCAGACACCCACATCATCGGGCGTTAATTACATAGGAGCGCCCACTAACATTGCGCCCATCACTCAAGGTTTTCAGCCTGTTGGTCAGCCTTCTGTCCCATCCTTTTACCAACAACAGTCATTTAGCCCAATGGGTGGGAAGGGTAGTTATCAGCCCCCGCCACAATCGCAACAACAAATATCGTTCCAACCAATGGGCGGTAAAGGCGCACCCAGAGCAATTACAGGAAAAGGTTAATGAAAGCGCCCCAAAAGAGCCTTAAGGACTGGACGAAACAAAAATGGAGGACTAAGAGTGGAAAACCATCTACCCAAGGTCCGAGAGCTACTGGTGAGCGTTATTTACCAGAATCAGCCATTAAGTCCCTTTCTTCATCCGAATATGCGGCTACTTCAAGGGCAAAACGGGCTGGTAAAGCTAAGGGTAAGCAGTTCGTTGCCCAGCCTAAGAGAATTGCAAAGAAAACAGCGAGATTTCGATAAATGACTACCACCGCAACCGCTACATTCACCCCGGATCTCAACGAGATCATTGAAGAGGCTTTTGAGCGTTGTGGCTCTGAGGCCAGGACCGGTTATCACTTCCGAACCGCTCGGCGGTCTCTGAACCTATTAACCATTGAATGGGCAAACCGTGGCGTAAACCTCTGGACAATTGAAGAGGGAACGATCCCGATGGTGACCGGACAGGCCACCTACGACCTTCCGGTGGATACCATTGACCTGTTGGAGCATGTCATCCGCACAGGCACAGGACAGAACCAACAAGATGTCAGCATTACCCGTATTAGTGTTTCTACCTATGCGACCATCCCCGACAAGAATGCCACGGGCCAACCGATTCAGGTTTGGATTGACCGACAGTCAGGGGCGACAACTCCGACCGGGGTGAATGCACCGCAGATCAATGTCTGGCCCACACCGAATGCGCCTGGGAGCCAATACACCTTTGTGTACTGGCGCTTGAAGCGGATTGATGATGCGGGTAATGGTATTAACACCCAGGCCATTCCCTTCCGGTTTTACAACTGTCTGGTTGCTGGGCTGGCCTATTATTTATCTGCCAAGATCCCTGGGGCTGAGGCTCGAGTTGCGGCATTGAAACAGGATTATGAAGAGCAATGGAAGTTTGCGACTGAAGAGGACCGAGAAAAGGCGGCGATTAGGATCGTTCCCCAACAACAGTTTATTGGGTAGCCATGAGTAATCGATTTTCATCAGGCAAACACTCGATTGCCATCTGTGACAGATGTGGCTTTCAGTACAAGCTAAAGGAGCTAAAAAAGCTTGTAATTAAAACCAAGCAAGTTAACATTCTTGTATGCCCAGAATGCTGGGAACCGGATCAACCGCAATTGCAGTTAGGGATGTATCCAATCGATGATCCGCAGGCCGTAAGAAACCCAAGAACCGATACCTCCTATGTGGTATCTGGCAACAACCAATTAGGCAGTCGAGATATTCAATGGGGTTGGAACCCTGTCGGGATGGGCGATGACAATGGGTTAACGCCCAATAATCTTAAGGCAACAGGCAGTATAGGAACTGTAACAATATCAATAAGTTAGGAACATTATGGACACGGATAAATTCAATTTTATGCCAGCAACCGATTCAAAGCCGATTGGCAAGTACAGCCAACCCAAGGTTTACCCGGTCACGCCATCTGCTGGCTATCCCAACGAGGTTCCCAAGACCCAGACCATGAAGACCCGTGGAACCGGTGCGGCAACCAAAGGTTTGAACCATAGCGCAAAGATGGGCTAAATGAACTACGCAACGCTTTTCGAGACGATTAAGGGTTACGTCGAGAACGACTTCCCGGCAACGTCTTTCACGGATAGTGCTGGGAACGGTACGGCAACTCTGACAAGTACGGAGCAGATCAACACGTTCATCGAAGAGGCCGAGAAAAGGATTTACAACTCGGTCCAGATCCTTGCGCTACGCAAGAACGTCACCGGTAACGTCACGACAGACAACCCGTATTTAACGGTTCCTTCCGATTGGTTGGCTAATTTCTCCCTGGCGGTCATTGATCCAACAAGCGGCGAGTACACCTATTTGTTGAACAAGGATGTCAACTACATTCGTCAGGCGTTTCCCAGCCCAACCGCTACTGGAAAGCCAAGTCACTACGCTATGTTTGACGACGATTCCTATATTCTGGGGCCAACTCCGGATCAGGATTATGACGTTGAATTGCACTATTTTTATTATCCGCCTTCGATTGTGACCGCCGGTACATCGTGGCTTGGAGATAACTTTGACCCGCCCCTTCTATATGGCGCTTTATTAGAGGCCTACACCTTTATGAAGGGCGAACCAGATGTTATCGCTGGGTACGAGAAACGCTACAATGAAGCTATGGCAATGCTTAAGACCCTGAGCGAAGGTAAGAACCGCCAGGATATGTATCGAACTGAACAGGCGAGGTATCGAGTCGGATGATAGGAAATGAGGTTTCGGTTTTATTGGGCGGTGGCGTAACCGTTATGACAACTTCCGGGCGAGGTTTTACTCCCGAGGAAATTGCAGAACGAGCATTGGACAAAATCATTTACGTTGGCAGTCAAACCCACCCGGTCATCCGGGATCAAGCCGAAGCCTTTCGGGAAAGCATCAGGAAGGTTCTGGTCCAGTACATGCACGAAGCGGTTCGCTCCAACCATGTGACTTTGGCAAACAAGTTCAAAAAAGCCGGACATCCTGAGTTTATAAAACTTTTGGACGAATAGGAGTTAAAAATGGCAATTACACAAGCAATGTGTACCTCTTTCAAAGCCGAGCTTATGCTTGGTGTGCATGATTTCCGCCCCACCGGCGATACTGGCGCAGACACGTTTAAACTCGCTTTGTATCTCGATTCAGCGACTATCGATGCAAATACAACCGCTTACACCGCATCGGATGAGTCTTCAGGTACGAACTACTCAGCCGGTGGCTCCAGTTTAAACAACCTGGGTGTGGTGGCTACTAACACGAATGCCGAGGCAGGAACGGGCTTTGTGGACTTCTCGGATCTGACCTTCTCGAATGTGACGGTCAATGCCGCTGGCGCTCTGATTTACAACTCCACCCCATCTGCCAACAGCAACGCCAACACGGCTCTGACCAATCCGGCGGTTTGTGTGCTTAGTTTTGGAGGCACAAAAACTTCTACGGACGGGGATTTCACAATCATTTTCCCTACCGCAAGTAACTCGGCGGCGATCATCCGAATTGCGTAAGTTGTGGCTTCGTCAAACGACTACTTAGGTTGGGGTTCTGGCCCTTGGTCCCGTGGGGCTTGGGGTCTGGATCTTATCGAAGTTTTAGTTGACGGAAACGAAGCAACAGGAAGTGTTGGCAATGTAGTTGCCCGAGCCGAAGCCGTTGTTCAAGTAACGGGCGTTGAAGGTGTTGGTGTTCTTGGAGAGGAAGCTGTTAGGGCGGCGGCTACGGTTAATGTTAGTGGTGTATTAGGCACAACGCAACTTAACAATGTAACGCTCCAAACTAATAATAATATTGAAGTAACCGGTGTTGAAGCTACCGGGGTTCTTGGAACGCCAATTATTATTGCTCCAACAGTTGTAACAGTTACAGGCGTTGAAGCAACCGGAACAGTTGGAGATGTTTCTTTACAGTCAAATAATAATCTGGAAGTAACTGGAGAGTTAGCGCAAGGATTATTAGGAACAATTAGTTTACAAACCAATAACTATATTCAAGTTACTGGTTTAGAAGCAAGTGGATTTATTGGAGCAACAGAAACTGATGCAAAAGCAAATGTATTCCCAACGGGTATATCTGCAACAGGATCAGTTGGAACCGTCGAAATTGACGCAAAAGCAAATGTAGTTGTGACTGGAGTTTTTGCAACCGGGCGGGTAGGAAAACCGCTGGTTTGGGGTATCATTGATACGGCACAAACTCCAAATTGGCAACCCATACTAGAAGCGGCTTAGGAGTTTTAAAATGGCAAGTACATACAGTTCACTCAAAATCCAGTTAATGGCAACTGGTGAAAATAGTGGGACTTGGGGAAACGTCACCAACGACAATCTAGGGGTTGCAATTGAAGAAGCAATCGCAGAATCGGCTGATGTCGCTTTCTCAGGTTCTAATGTTTCTATAACCCTGACAGACACCAATGCCAGCCAAACGGCTCGCAATTTGCGTTTAAACCTTACAGGGACTGGATTAGGATCAACAACAGCTTTAACTGTTCCAGACATTGAAAAGCCTTACATTGTTAACAACGGGCTTTCTGACGATGTTGAAGTTAAAAATTCAACTGGAACAAATGTAACGGTTCCGGCTGGTAAAAGCATGTGGGTCTACAGCACAGGATCGGGCGTTACAGCGGCAATGACCGCAGGCGAAAGTTTAACCGGTTTAAACGCATCAAACGTGTCATCAGGAACATTGAGCAACGCCAGGACCACGGCCTCATCTTCCAATAGTGCGTCAACCATTGTGGCAAGAGACGCAACTGGCAATTTTGCCGCTAATATCGTTACAGCCGTTAACATTAATAGCGCAACCCTAGCTTCTTGTACGGGTTTACCCATTTCAACCGGTGTGTCGGGTCTTGGCTCTGATGTAGCGACAGCTTTAGGTGTTAGCACCGGATCTGCGGGCGCATTTGTTGTATTTGACAGCGCTTTAGGAACCCCTTCGTCAGGAACCCTGTCATCTTGTACGGTAGACGGAACAAATGGGGTAGGTTTTAGGGATGTCCCTGCTGTTGGAACAAAGACCACTTCGTACACCCTTCAGACCGCTGATGTTGGTAAATACGTCCAAATAGGTTCAGGTGGTTCAATCACAATCCCTGATGCAACCTTTTCTGAGGGTGACGTAGTTTCACTCTTTAACAACACGAGCGGCGACATCACGGTGACTTGTACAATCACTACGGCTTACATTGCTGGAACAGACGAAGACAAAGCATCAGTCACTTTGGCGACTCGTGGTGTGGCAACGATTCTATTTATCTCTGGAACTGTTTGTGTTATTGGCGGGAATGTATCGTGACCGGAATATTAAATGTTCTTTTGGGGTTCCTAAAGCCTAGTGCGGCTGGCCCTTACACAATCATCCAAACCTTTACTTCGTCTACAACGTGGGTATGCCCTGGTGGTGTAACAGAGGTGGAGTATTTGGTTGTGGGTGGTGGAGGTGGAGGTGGCGGTGGGCCTGGCGGTGCTGGTGAAAATGGTGGCGCAGGAGGTGGTGCTGGTGGCTTCCGAACAGGAACAGGCTTTGCCGTTACCGCAGGAACTTCTTACACAGTCACAGTAGGTGCGGGTGGAAACACATTTACTAACGGCTCTAATTCTGTGTTCAGCACGATCACATCGGCTGGCGGTGGGAAAGGTGGTCAAGGCTCTACCGCTGCTGGTTCTGGTGGTTCTGGAGGCGGTGGAGGTGGAAGCGCAGGGGCAGTAGGTTCTGGAAATACACCATCTACAAGCCCTTCACAAGGAAACAATGGCGGCTTAGGCTCAACTTCTGGAACATGGTCTGGCGGTGGGGGTGGCGGTGCTTCCGCAGTTGGTGGCGCATCTACTGGAACTGGATCTGGAACTCCTGGAGGGGCGGGGGGTGCTGGAACGGCATCTTCTATATCTGGAGTTTCTACAACTTATGCTGGCGGTGGTGGTGGCTCTACTTTTGACGGAACAGTAGGGTCTGGTGGCTCTGGTGGTGGCGGGGCAGGGGGCAAATATACTCCTGCGGTTGTTCCAACTTCAGGAACTACAAATACAGGTGGTGGCGGTGGTGGCAATACTGGTGGCAATGGAGCATCAGGCGGCTCTGGCATTGTCATACTCAAATACACAGTAACACCCGCCACAACGGTTGATGTTGTTCAGCAATTCAACGCATCAGGTGCTTGGACTTGCCCTGAAGGAGTGACCGAGGTGGAATACCTTGTGGTTGCTGGTGGGGGTGCAGGCGGTGGAGTTACTAACGGGGCTGGTGGCGGTGGCGGTGCAGGTGGTTATCGTACTGGCACAGGCCATTCCGTAACCGCAGGCACCTCTTATTCAATCACCGTAGGTGCTGGTGGTACTGGTAATTCTGGATTTACTGGTAATGCTGGCTCTAATTCAGTTTTTGACACAATCACATCCGCTGGTGGAGGTGGTGGTGGAGCAGGAAATGGCTCTCCTACTGCGGGAAATCCCGGCGGTTCGGGTGGTGGATCTGGACAGGGAACTGCTGGTGGTTCTGGAAATGTCCCCTCAGTCTCTCCTGCTCAGGGTAGCAATGGTGGCCCTGCATCATTCGGTGGTGGCGGTGGCGCAGGCGGTGCTGGAACCGCTGGTGGCCCAAGTGGAACCCCAACAAGTAATGGCGGCGCAGGCGCTGTTTCGTCAATTACAGGGATTTCTGTAACCAGAGCATCGGGTGGTGGCGGTGGAACAACTTCTGTTCCTGTTGCTGGTGGTGGTGGTCGAGGCGACTTCCCCAATGATTCAAATACTGCAACTGATGGAGAAGCTAATACTGGCGGTGGTGGCGGAAGTCGATGGGCTGGAAGTTCTGTTCCCGGTAAAAACGGCGGCTCTGGTGTTGTCATCCTCAAATGGACACAACCTTTAGCTCAAACAGACACCTTTACATCCGACTCTGATTGGATAGCCCCTCCGGGTGTGTCCTCTGTAGACTACCTCGTAGTAGGGGGTGGTGGCGGGGGTGGTGGTACTGGTGCTGGAAGAGGTATTGCCGCAGGAGGCGGTGCGGGTGGTTTTCGCACAGGAACAGGTTTGGCCGTAACTTCAGGCACTTCTTACTCTATTGCTGTTGGAGCAGGTGGAACAGGTGGCCCATCAAGTGCGAGTGGTACTACAAGTCGTGGTGGAACCGGGGGTAATTCAACATTTAGCACAATCACATCTGCTGGAGGTGGTGGTGGCTCGGCAGGAGAAGACACAGGAGTAGCTGCCTCTCCCGGTGGATCAGGTGGAGGTGCTGGTGGGCCTACTGCAACCAAAGGATTTGGAAATACTCCTGCGGCTTCATCACAAGGTGGTAATGGCGCACCTGCCGCACCGGGTCAGGGGAACGACGGTGGTTCAGCACCTTATAACGGTGGCGAATATGGAACTGGAGGTGGTGGAGGCGCAAGCGCAGCCGGTGGGAATGGAAGCTCAAGTGGCGCTGGTAATGGTGGCGCAGGCACGACATCCACAATAAGTGGTTCGTCAGTAACTTACGCAGGCGGTGGTGGTGGAAGTTCAGTTGCTGGCCCAGTTGCAACAGGAGGCGCTGGCGGGGGTGGTAATGGTAGCCTTCGTAGCGGGACACCTGCGGCAACAAACGGAACTGCCAATCTTGGTGGTGGTGGTGGTGCGGCAGGTGCGGATACAACTGGGGTTGCTGGTGCGGCTGGCGGTTCAGGCATCGTCATCCTAAAATACCTATCCAAACCCAATTACCAAATCTTCCAAGCAGACGGGTCATGGACTTGCCCTGCTGGTATCACGGAGGTTGAGTACCTAGTAGTTGGCGGCGGTGGTGGTGGTGGGTGTGTTGATGGTGCTGGTGGTGGTGGCGCTGGTGGATTTAGGACGGGAACAGGGTTATCGGTTACTGCCGGGACGACTTACACAATAACAGTTGGTGGTGGTGGAACGGCTAGCACACGAAGTCCTGCTGCCGTAGCTGGCGATGGCAATCCTTCTGTATTTAGCACAATCACTTCTGCTGGGGGAGGTTATGGTGGAAACGCTTATACGGGTACCGGCAACAATGGTGGTTCTGGTGGCGGTGCTAGCGCCCCCGGAAGCGGTACGGTTGCATCGGGGGGTACAGGTAATACCCCTTCTGTTTCTCCGTCACAAGGGAACAATGGCGGTGGGTCTTCTCATGTACCGGGAAGCTCAATTGCTGGGGGAGGGGGTGGTGGTGCCAGCGCAAATGGAGTAACTGGTTCAGGCTCTACAGGAGGCAATGGTGGCGCTGGAACAGCGTCTTCTATTTCTGGATCGTCCGTGACTTATGCCGGTGGCGGTGGTGCCAGCGCAAGTGGAGTGGCTGGGTCGGGTGGAGCTGGAGGTGGTGGTAATGGTATTACTTTAGGAGCAGGAACCCCCGGAACAGTCAATACTGGTGGTGGAGGAGGCGCAGGCAGAGGGCCAAATGCCGGGGATATAGGCGCAGCAGGCGGTTCAGGTATCGTAATCATTCGTTGGTAAAAAAGGAGAGTTAATGTCAGACAGAATTACTCAGGAGCAGGTCAAAGCTCTCTTTGATTACCAAGAGGATGGAAACCTAGTCCGAAAAGTCAAAACCTCAAATCGAGTCAAGGTTGGAGAGGTTGTTGGCTGGATGACCGCAAAGCGTTATAAGGCGGTTCATATTGGCGGTAAGCCTGAGTACATCCACAGACTGATCTTTTTATATCATCACGGTTATATACCCGAGTGTATTGACCACATCGACAATGACCCGCTTAACAACCGAATTGAGAATCTTCGTGCGGCCTCTTTTGGGGAGAATATGCTCAATATTCGTGGTTTTGTTGGCTCTAAGTCTGGAGTCAAAGGAGTTACTTGGAGCGAGTCATCTAAAAAATGGATGGTAATGTGCAGAGTTAACAAAAAGCCAAAATATATTGGTGTGTACGAAGACTTAGAACTTGCTGAACTTGTGGCTATTGAAGCAAGAAACAAGTATCACGGACAGTTTGCTAACCACAAAATGAAGGAGCGTTAATGTCACAAACGAAGATCTATCGGCTTTTCGGCATCAACACGGCGATGGAGTTACTTCGCCCTGGTGCTAAATGGGAAATCTCAAATCGGATTATTACCCGGTGGGATGACCCTAGACCGATTCCGTCTTGGGAAGAAATAGACGCAACGATGGAAAAGAT